CGGCACCGTCAACGTTGTTCGTGACCCCTTCGGCAAGCTGTTGGTTATGACCGACAGTCCGAACCTGTTTACTTCGGGTTCGCCGAATGTTTATCACATTCTTGGCCTTGTGCCGGGTGCGATTCTCATTGGTCAGAACAACGATTTCGACGCCAACGAAGAAACGAAGAACGGCGACGAAAATATCATTCGCACCTATCAGGCCGAATGGTCGTACAACGTCGGTATTCGCGGCTTCGCATGGGACAAGGCCAACGGCGGCAAGTCGCCGACCGACGCGGCGCTGTTCACTTCGACCAATTGGGATCGCTATTCCACGTCCGAAAAGGACTTGGCGGGCGTCGTCGTCGAAGTTCACTAAGTACGACGAAGGGACGGGGCTTCGGCCCCGTTCTTTCTAGTGCGTCGCATTCGTTCACTTCAAAGGAGTTTCGAAAATGAAACCTGCAAAGATTCTGTATTTCGTCGATGGCTCGGCCCCGACCCCCGAAGACTTCCAAGCCGCTGCCGAACTGAACGCAACGGTCGTTTTTCGCAACGCCCGCGCCGTTCCTTCCGAAGCGCATTCGCTGGAAATCTGCGACGGCGTGGCCGGTAAGGTTCCGCCCATTTACGCCGAAAAGTACCCCGACGCCGACGAAGCAATTTCGAAGAAAGCGGCGGAACTGAAAGCCCTTACTTCGAAGGTCGGCGACAGCCCGGCACCGAAGTCGCAGGGCAAGGGCGGCAAGACCGGCCAGAACGCGCCGCAGCAGCCGCCGCAGGGCCAGCAGACCCCGAACCCGGCGCAGACCCCGGCACCGGGCGCAGCGACCGGCCAGCAGCCCGCAGGCTGGAACCCGAACCCGGCGCAGTAAGGCGCGCGGCCCTGTTCGCCTAGTGTGGGCAGGGCCGTTTTTCTAACCGAACTTCGAAGGAGTTACGAACATGGCGAAGCGAATTCTTTTCTTCACCGCAGGCATTACCCCGACTTCCGGCGAACTCGCCGCAATTGCCAAGCTGAACGCAGCCGCCGACAAGCCTTACGAAGTTACCGTGCTGAACGGCGCGGCAAATACGAAGTACGGCGAAACGAACCGGCTTGTTCCTTGCGATTTCGTCGCGGGCACCGTGCCGACGATTTACAACGCAAAGACCGTCGTAAACCCGGACGCAATCCCGGTTCAAAACCTGCCGAATACGCAGGCTGTTGTAACGAACGGCCAAAAGATTACCGGCGTAACCGGAAGCGGTACGGTCGCGAACATCGCCGTAGACCCGACGACCAAGGCCGTAACGGTCACGCTTTCCGCTTCGTAAGGATTCGGCATCATGGCAATTACTATCGTAGTCGAAAACGGAACGGGCGTTGCAGACGCGAACAGCTACGTTAGCGTCGCAGACGCGCGCACGTATGCAAGTAATCGCGGCATCGAACTTCCGTTGGACGACGACGAAGTAGCCGCAATGCTGATTCGTGCGACGGATTACCTAGAAGCGCAGGAATGCCGGTATCAAGGCAAACGCACGTCGCCGACGCAGGCGCTTGCGTGGCCCCGTACCGGCGTATTCCTGAATTGCGACGAAGTGCCGTCGAACGTTATTCCGAAGTCGCTTATTGCAGCGCAAGTACAGCTTGCAATGGCGATTAACGCAGGTTTCGACCTGCAACCGAACGTTTCGCCGCAGGATTACGTAACGCGCGAAAAAGTCGGGCCGATTGAAACCGAATACGCCGACCCGTTGGCCGTTGGAATCATGCCCACATTTACCGCAGCGAACGCGCTTCTTGCGCCTTTGTTTGGCGAATGCGCGACGAACAAGTTTGCGCTTCGCACAATTCGGGTTTAACGAAATGGCACGATTCGACCGCGCAATTCAAACGGCATTGCGGCTTATCGCAAAGAACGGCGAAAAGGTGAAATGGCGCGTAATCAACGACGCCGCACCTACCGACCCTTCGCAGCCGTGGAACCCCGGCCCGGCGACGCCCGTAGACAACGACGCGACCATTTGTTTTTTGCCCGTAGACCGGCAGACGATGGAAACGTTTACGTTTATCAAAGGCACCGAAGTTCCGAAGGGTTCGGTAATGGGACTTATGGGTAACGTGCCGTTTGCCCCGAATTTGAAAGACGTAGTAATTCGCGACGGCAAAGAACTTCGTATTGCAAATATCGACGTTCTTTCGCCGAACGGCCAAAAGGTACTTTATACGGTAGTGTTTCAAGCATGATTGAATTTGACCAAGTAGACGACGAAATTAACGCGCTGTTTCTTGCCGCATGGCAAGCGAACGCGGGCGCAGTTGTCGGCTACGTTCCCGAAATTCGTTGGCAGGGCGTGCAATATCGCGACTTGCCGGACGGTTCGAAGTTTTGGGTTCGCGTGTCGAAGCAAACCGTATTTGAAGAACAAGCGACCCTTTCAACCTGCGAAGGAAAACCGGGACAAAGAAAATATACGGCGTCGGGGCTTGTATTCGTGCAGTTGTTTTGCCCGAAATCGAATACGCAAGCTTTCGCACTTGGTCAAACTTTGGCGAAGATTGCCCGCAATGCTTTTCGCGGAAAGACTACGCCGGGCAAGATTTGGTTTCGAAATGTTCGCATAAACGAACTAAGCCCCGAAGAACTGTACGAACGGTTTAACGTCGTTACCGAATTTGAATACGACGAATTAGGTTAAGGAGTCACGAAAATGGCTGATTGCGCTATCAACAAAATCGACAGCAACATTACCGGATTGGCGTATGCCGAAGAAGTTTGCTTGAAGCAACTTCCGACGCTGGCCGATGATGGGGCCGACCCCGTTTGGTACGGACTGGAACCGAACAGCTATAGCGATTTCGGCGGCGAACTTTCGACCGTCGCGCGTGCGCCTATCGACCCGTCGCGCCAGAACAAGAAGGGCACCATTACCGATTTGGACGCATCGGGCGGATTCAATACGGACTTTACGAAGACGAACCTTGTTCGCTTGCTGCAAGGCTTCTTCTTCGCAGACGCCCGGCAAATGGCTTCGACCGCACCGCTTAACGGCGCGCAAGTCGCAATTTCCGGCGTTGTTGCCGCCGACAAGACGTACACGGTCGGAAGCGGCGGCGCGGCCTTCGTAGCCGGAATGTTGGTCTATGCAAGCGGCTTCGCGAACGCTGCGAACAACGGCCTTAAAACCGTCGCGTCTTCGACCGGAACGACCGTCGTTGTCGCCGAAACGCTGGCCGACGAAGCTTCCCCGCCTGTCGGTGCGAAGCTGGAAGCGGTAGGCCGACAGCTTGGCGCAGCGGATTCGAACATTGCCGTAACTTCCGGCGTCGTGTCGCTTATCGTGACCGCTGGCGACTTTACGACCATGCCCGAACTGTTCCCCGGTCGTTGGGTGTTCATCGGCGGCGACGCGACCGCAAACCGCTTCGCTAATAATGTGGGCTATGCTCGCATTAAGTCGGTTGCGGCGAAGTCGCTTGTTTTCGACGACGTTACTTGGGCGGCTGCGAACGAAACCGGAACCGGCAAGTCGATTCGTCTGTTCGTCGGAACCGTTATCAAGAACGAAAAAACGCCGTCGCTTATCAAGCGTCGTTCGTACAACATCGAACGCACGTTGGGCGAAGGTGAAAACGGTACGCAGGCCGAATACTTGGAAGGCGCGGTAGCCAACGAATTTACGTTGAACATTCCGCAGGCCGACAAGCTGAACGCCGACCTTACGTTTATCGCCTGCGACAACACGCACCGTTCGGGTGACGTTGGCGACGAACTGAAAGCCGGTACGCGCGTTTCGGCACCGGGCGAAGATGCGTACAACACTTCGTCGGACATTTACCGTATCAAGATGGCCGTTCACGACCCCGCGTCTTCGAACCCCGCCGCCCTGTTCGGTTACGTGTCCGAAGCGAACGTGTCGATTAACAACAACGTTTCGCCGAACAAAGCGGTCGGTATTTTGGGCGCATTCGACACGACGGCGGGTAACTTCGAAGTCGCCGGTTCGATTACGGCTTACTTTACGACCGTCGCCGCCGTCAAGGCCGTTCGCGCGAATGCCGACGTTGGTTTGTCGGTTATCGGCGCTGCGAAGAATGCCGGTTTCATTTTCGATATTCCGTTGCTTGGTTTGGGCGGCGGTCGGCTGAACGTCGAAAAGGACGCGCCGATTACCGTTCCGCTTGAACCTGCGGGCGCGGAAAACGCGAACGGCTATACGATGTTGTACGAAGTGTTTTCTTACCTGCCGAATCTGGCAATGCCGGACTAATTGCGGTAAACTTCAAGGGCCGGTCATTCCGGCCCTTTCTTCATTCAATCGGAGTTAAAAACTATGTCAGGACTTCACAAGCAATTCAAGACGAATTCGGCCAAAGAATCCGAAGGCGTCGAAATCGAATTCCCCGAAGCGCAGAACGACGACGGCACCGTTCCGACGTTCGTAATTTCGCGCATGGGCAAGTCGAATAAGGCGTATTCCAAGGCGCTGGAAGCCGCGACCCGTCCGTATCGTCGCCAAGTCGAACTTGGCACGATGAAAAACGAAGTCGCCGAAACGCTGTTTATGGGCGTCTTCGTCGATACCATCCTGAAAGGCTGGAAGAACGTTCAGGACGAAAACGGCGAAGCCATCGCGTTTTCGAAGGATTCCGCGATTGCGCTTCTTTCTGAACTGCCCGACGTTTACGAACGTCTGCAAGAAGAAGCGAAGTTGTCGGCCAACTTCCGCGATTCCGTGTTGGAATCCGAAGCAAAAAACTAACCGAAGTTTTGGCGCATCTGTTCGAACTTGGCCCGCACGAACAGACGATAGCAAAACAGGCGATGCGGGCGGGGCAACCATTGCCCGAACGCATCGCCAATGCGCCAGAACTTGAAGTAGGCTTGCAGTTGTATTTGCAAGCCTTCTTCGATTTGGACAGCGAACGGGCGCACGGTAACGGATTAACGCCGATACCTTGGACAAGTATAGCAGCGTATGCAAGGGCGTTCGACTTAGACGAAGAACAAACCGAAGATTTGTACTATTTCATTCGCAAGCTTGATTCGGAACATTTGAAGCGACTTGCGGAAAAGCAAAAGGCGGCAACGAAAACGAATGGCAAAAAGCCTGCTAGACCTAGCAAATAGCCTTGAACGTAAGGCTAAGGCGATAGAAGAAGCGGCATCGCAAACCGCCGTCGATACGGCGTTGGCGATTGTGGGCGACCTTGCCTATAAAACGCCCGTCGATACTTCGCAAGCTTTGTCGAACTGGCAAGTAACGTTAGATTCGCCCGCAACCGGAAGTATAAGCCCACATTACCCAGGCTTGCAAGGTTCAACGCAACGCGCAAGCGCCGCCGAAACGTTGAACCTTGCTAAAGCTGTTTTGAAGACGAAGAAGCCGGGGCAGGCAATATACATAACGAACAACCTTCCGTATATCAAACGGCTTAACGACGGATATTCGGCGCAAGCGCCTGCGGGATTCGTCGAACGTGCCGTTTTGATTGGTCGCAAGATGCTGTCGAAGTTCAAGATTAAGGATTAGAAAACATGGCCGAAAACATCGAAATTAAAGTACAGGACAGCGTAGCGCCGTCCGTTTCGAATAAGCTTCGGGCCATTGCCAAGGACGCACGCGACGCAGACGGCGCGGTTAAGTCGCTGCAATCGTCGCTTAAAGGCATTTCGGCGTCGTCGGGTTTGCAACGTTTGCAAACCGAACTTGCGAAGACCGCACTTCAACAGCAAAAGCTGTTGACCGAAACCAACAAAACAAACGCCGCATACTTCGCCGCCGAAGCGGCGTTGAATCGCGCCATTGCCGCCGAACAGCGCGCCGCAACCGCGACCGCGCAGCTTACAGCCGCCCAAACGAAGGCCGCGACCGAAGCGCAGCGTTTGGCGACCGCACAACAGCAAACCGCCGCCGCAGTAACGCAAGCGCAGACCGCACAAGCGCAGCTTGCCACGGCGCAGACGAACACCGCGACCGCAGCGCAACGACTGGCCGCAGCGCAGCAGCAGACGACCACGGCCACGGCCAACGCCGCCGCAGCGCAGACCCGCGCGGCAACCGCAGCGACGCAGGGGCAGACGGCGGCGCAGAACCTTGCAGCGGCCACCACGCGGGCCACCACGGCGCAGACGCAGGGCGCGACGGCATCGCAGCGCCTTGCCACGGAACAGCAGCGCACGGCGGTTCAGACGGCCAACGCAGCCGCCGCCAGCGACCGCGCGGCCCTTGCCGCCCTGCGGCTGGCCCAAGCGCAGCAGCGGGCCGGGCAAACGTCGCAGACCGCAGGCCAGCAAATCGCCGGATACGTCAAAGCCGCCGCAGGTATCGCAGGCGTAACGCTTTCGGCGTCGGCTATTCTCGCATCGGCGGACGCATATACGACGCTGCAAAATAAGTTGCAGAACGTCACCGAATCGCAGGCGCAAGTAAACACGCTTACGAACGAACTTTTCGAACTGGCGAACAAGACCCGCGCGGGCGTCGAAGAAACGGCGACCGCCTTTACGCGCTTCGACCGCGCGCTAAAGTTCATGGGCAAATCGCAAGAAGATTCGTTGCGTTTGACCGAAACAATTAACAAAGCTTTGATTGTATCGGGCGCAACCGCGCAAGAAGCTTCGTCGGCACTGTTGCAGCTTTCGCAGGGTTTCAACGCCGGTAAGTTGCAAGGCGACGAATTCCGCGCCGTGTCCGAAAATATGCCGATGGTTCTTGACGCAGTAGCGAAGGCGCTTAACGTGCCTATCAACCGCGTTAAAGAACTGTCGTCGGAAGGCAAGATTACTTCCGAAGTTCTGTTTAACGCCTTCGCACTTATTCAAAAGTCCGTAGACGACACGTTTAACAAGACGACGCCCACAATCGGCCAAAGCCTTACCGTCTTGAAGAACAACGCAATTCAGTTCTTCGGCGAATTGAACAAGGCAACCGGCGTAACGGCTGCGCTGTCGAAGGGCATTCTTTGGCTTGCGGATAACCTGAAAATCGTTGCTGTCGTACTGGCAGGCGTTGGAACGGCGATGCTTCTTGCATTTGGGCCGCAGATTGTCGCGGCTGTCGTATCCGCAACGACCGCAGTTAAGGCATTTACAATCGCGCTTGCTTCGAACCCGATTGGCCTTATTGCCGTCGCACTGGCGACCGTCATTGCGTATCTTACGCTTTTCCGCGACGAAATTAACTTGGGAATCGACGACGTTACGACGTTGGGCGATTTCTTCCGCGCGACCTTTGAAGGTATCGGGCAGGTTATCGACGACGTTAAATTGATTGTCGGCCAATTGTGGGCAGATATGACCGAAGGCGCGTCCGGCGCGTTGGCCGAAGTTTCGGCCTTCGTCGGCGATTCGGTTTCCGGCTGGATTGAAGATTATACGTCGTTCTTCCAAACCGAACGCACCGGATGGGCGGCGGCGCTTGAAAACACCGCGAAAGTTCTTGACGCAATCGCCGGACTGATTACCGGACTTGCAACGTTCGCCGGTCGTGCAATGGCCGAAATCGTCATTCAGATTCAAAACGCAATCGCAGACGCATATAACTTCATTGTCGGTTATATCGAAAAGGTTACGAATCTGGCAATTGAAGCCGCGAATAAACTTCGCGCGATGGTCGGCAAAGCTGGTTACGAACTTGTGAACTTCGAACGCATGGGCGACGCAGGTTCGCGCGAATTCGAAGGCTTCGGCAAGCTTTGGGCCGAATCGTTGGAAGACGGCTTTAAGTCGCAGGGCGGCGCAATGCAAAGCCTTGTAAACGGCTTGTTCGACCGGGCGCAGTCCATCGGCGCAGCCCGTCGCGCTGGCGCGAACGCAACGCTTCGCGGTTCCGGCGCATCGCAGCTTTCCGAAGCAACCGACAAGAACGCGGCGAAGGCTGCGGAACGTCGCGCGCTGGCGATGGAAAAGATTAATACGCAGTTGGATAACGAACTTAATCGTATGTTCCAATTGCAGCCGCAGCGCGAAGCGCAAGCGAAGTTCGACCAAATCGAAGAAAGCTTGATTCAAAAGAAAATCAAGCTTAACGACGACGAAAAAGCTTCCATCATGGCGAAGATTAAAGCCATTCAGGACGCGACCGAAGTTCAAAAG